CACGTAGCGTAAACACCTTGATGCAAGGCGGTCTGTAACTCTCGCGTCCCAAGAGACTTGCTATGCTGAACGGGCGTTGATCGCATCAGCACTTCCAAGTTGGACCATGCCAGTGCCGCCCGTTGGGTAGTCGGACGCGCCGAAAACACGCAAACGGCCGGTCTGTGATTTCCAAGCAATGGCCCCCGATGCTTTGCGCTCCTTGTGCAGACCTATGATTTTGCCTATCGCTTCGCCTGCCCTGACGTCGCACGTACCCTTTGCCTCTGGGCCCCCGCATACTTCATCACCATGGCTCGGCTCTTGTGCCCGGTAATTGCCTGGACCTCATCGTCAGTGGCACCCGCAGCCGCAAGCTGCGACGCGGCAGTATATCGCCATCCATGGATCGTGAACGGCAGAGCGCCGATCTGCGCGCGCAGGGCACGGATCGCCGCGGCGGCGGAATGATAGTTAACCGGTGAGCCTTTCGGTCCGGCGACAATGGTCAGGTTCCGAAATCGAAGCTGCGCCAGATACTCACGGAGTCGGGGTGTGAAGGGTATCCAGAGCGCGGTCTTGGTCTTGCCCTGGCGGACGGCGATGCCGTCACCGTCGATATGGTCCCACCTCATCCGCAGCAGATCGCCGATCCGCTGGCCGGTGCCGATCGCAAGCTCCATCACCGTGCGCGGCACGCTGCCGACGGGCGCGGCGGCCGTGAAGGCGTCGATCATCTCGTCCGGCCAGGGCTTGTGCAGATCCTCGCCTTCCGATTTCAGCAGCCGAATGCCCTTTGCCGGATTGTGCGTGATCCAGCCCAGATCGATGGCCTGTTCGAAGAGGACCGAAAGAACCTGAACGATGTAGTTGGCGAAGCGCAGACGCTCGCTGTTCTCCGACTGAGCCCGAATGATGTGCCGACGCTCCATCCTGGCGGGCGGCAGCGTCCCGAACGTCGCCTCGGCCCATTCCAGCACCTTCTCGTAGTCCTTCCGCGTTCGGGGCGCGAGACGCCGCCAGCGGGGGCCCTCGCGATACTCTGCGATCAGCCGGCGGAATGTTCGTCCGGTTTCCTTGATCGGCATGTGACCGCGTTTGGCAGCCGCATAGCGTTCTAGAAAATCCTCGGCGTCCGGAGGCGGAAGAGCAATGCGATCCCCCGCCCGCTCGAAGTACCAGTAATCGCGGGCGCGCCCGCGTTTCCGGACAAGGTAGGGAAGGTCAGTTTGCTTCACGGCGGAAACTGAGGCTATCGAAGGCCTGCGTGCCTTGCTCTGCGGGTGCGGTGTCGATAATGATCCGGCGTTCCTGGACGTCGACCACCACCCGGAAGACCTGCGCGCCGCCGCGCAGGACGGACTTCACTGCGCGTTCGATCTCGCTCGCTCGGATGGATGTCGTCATGGTCTTTTGCGCCCCTTGTTCGCCGCGGTCGGGATTGCCCGACGCGTCATCATTGCCGGTTTCGGATTCAGGTCCACTGCTGCAAGCCCTTTCTTTCTTGTATTTTTCCGGGGTTGGCACGGTTCACCAGCTGCCCTGCGTCCGCGCGGCCAGGACGGTCGCAGCAACCTTCGCCGGTGCCCGGACAAGGACCGAGAGGAGCGCGACCGTCAGGATCAGGGCGAAGCAGGCAGACGCCCCTGAACGCCATGCTCTCCGGCGCGCCGCCCCCTGTACGGTCAGCGTCCGACCGCCTTGAGCCTCCAAGATCGTCTCGCCCATGCTTCACCCTTGCCGCACACCTTGGAGCGAAGATGATTTGGATATTTCCAATCCGCAAGAGCCTTTTTTGTAAATTCCCTATTTCCTTGCCCGCTCTGGTTGTGGCAAGGAGGCCCTGATGGGGGGATTCGCACGTGGAAAAATGGGAAATAACCGGGTCGGACCTGCCGACTCAGCTTATGGCGCTGGAGCGGCGCGAGCTTCTGGAGCTGCTGTGCGCCCTCAGGGCTTTCCGGAGAGGTCTTTCCACGCCTTTGCCGTCGCCACCAGACGCTTGCGCTCCTCCGGAGGCAGGTCCTGATAGAGCTGTGCAATCTCCGCCCTGAGGTCAGGTTCCTGGGGAATATCGAACAGTTGCGACACGTTGATCTCGAGCGCCGTTGCGATCTTGGTGATCGTGTCAAGGCGCGGATTGCGGCTCTTGCCCGACAGAATGTCGTAGACGCCGGTCGGGTTCGTTCCAGCGGCACGGGCCAGTTTGGCCGAATCTATCCCGCGCACGGCCATCCAGTGTTCGATGTTGCGGGCGACGATCAGGGCAACTTCTGTATGATCCATGCGTAGGACATAACCTATTCCGTGGCGTCACTGAATAGCGAAGTTGTGATTGCGTGAACTTAGGACATATCCTAAGTCTTGGCCATGGAACAGTCGTCCGCACCCGCTCATCCCGATCTGTTGACCGAGATCGAACGCTTCTGCGCGGAGCAGCGCATGTCGGTCACGCGCTTCGGCACCCGGGCCCTCGGCGATCCCGGCTTCGTGCATGATCTGCGGCTCGGCCGCGAGTGCCGTCGCCGGACCATCGAGGCGGTTCGGCGCTTCATAGCTTTCGGAGCGGACGAAGGCGATGCGCCCGTACCAGCGGCCGCCCAGCCATGAGCCACAAGGCCACCAACTGGGCCATCCTGCAGCGCGGGTTGAAGCCTGCGACCAAGCTGGTGCTGTGGTATCTCTGCGACCCGCACACGACGGACTACGGCTGGTTTCCGAGCCAGATTCAGCTGGCCGAGGATGCCGAACTGTCCCTGTCGGCCCTCAACGAGCACCTTCTGCGGCTTGAGTCTGCGGGGCTGATCCGGCGAATCCGGCGGCTTGATCCGCGGACCCGGCGGCAGCAGTCGACCCGCTATATGCTCGCGTTCGAGGCCGAGTTTCATGAGGAGCCGACTCCGGAATCCGGACACGGGCCGGACGAAACAGACGCCGAACACTCGGGCAAGCCGAGTCCGGATTCCGGACACGGGCCGACTCCGGATTTGGGCCCGAGCCGACTCCGGATTCCGGACACTAACTCTGTAAGAGAACAAGAAGAAGAAGAAGAAGAAGATGAACGCGCCGACGCGCGAGCGCGCTTCGAGCGGTTCTTCGACGAACTGCTCCGGACAGTGGGCCACGATCCCGATGTCTGGCTGCCGGGGTGGTGGAAGGGCGAAAGTGCTGGGGAACATGTGCGCGGCTGGATCGACCGGCTGGGCTTATCTGAAGAGCAGATCATCGAAACCGCGCAGGCATGGCGCAGGGATATCCCCGAAGCGCCGGACGGGCCGAAAGCGCTTGACCGGGCGATGGCCAAGGCTGCAGAGGCGGCGGCGCGCCGAAGGGCTGATGCGGCGAAGGGCGTCCGGCCCAGGATAGGTGGCAAGGCGGCCAAGAGCGCCAAGGCGGACGCCCCGATGCCGAGCCGCGAGGAAATCCTGGCGTTCTATGCCCGGTGCGTGAACGGCGACGGATTCTTTCCGCCGAACAGCCTTTCCTCGTCGATCCGCGCGGAGCTTCTCGCGCGCGGCCTCGTGACCGAGGAGCGCCTTCGGGCGCGGGGGGCGTGACTGTGCCCGATCCTGCGACGACCAACGATAATGATCGCCCATTTCCCGTTCACCCGTCTCCCTGCCGAGGAAAAGTGCCATGAAGCCCGATCCGACCAAGCCGCCTGCGCCATTGCCAAAGCTCTTCGAGGGGCTGGTGACCCGGGACGACCTCGCCCTGCACCTCGGGATTTCCACCGACACGCTGGCGCGGTGGGAAGGACGGGGCACCGGGCCGACGAGCATCAAGGTCGGTCGCCGGGTTCTGTACAGGGCCGCTACCGTGAACGCCTGGCTGCGTGGCCTCGAGCGACCGAAGCCAGGCCAGGCGAAACCCGCGCCACGCCCCGGTGCGAAATGACCGAGGGTCGGAAGGCGCTGACCCCGCGCGAGATCGAGGATCGCTTCGAAGAGGCGGCGATCACCCTGCGCCGGCTGCCGAACCCGGCCGGCTCCGGCCCGCGAGGCTATGGCCAGTCCTGGCCAGACTACGTGCAGGAGGCCCAGCACGCCTATGGCTACACCGAGGTCCGGATCAGGATCGTGCCGACGGCGGCCGAGATCCAGCGCATGGACGAGTGCATCGACTGGCTGCGCTGGCTCGATCCGGACGACGCGAAGATCGTCTGGCTGCGGGCCGAAGGAAAAAGATGGCGGCAAGTCTGCATCCATGCCGGATGCGTCCGGCAGACTGCCTGGCGGCGGTGGGCAGCGGCCCTGCTGACGGTCGCCAAGCATCTGACAGCAAACGAGAAGCCGAAAGCGAAGCGAGTCGCCACTGCCTCCACATTGGGCACGCTGCTGTGAAGACCGACGCCGCATTCGACCGCAGATACCCGGCGCGAAACCCGCAAACCACGTCGAACATACTGCGCGACACATTCCGGCGTTTCGTCCTATGGAATGGATATGCTTCGGGAAGGTGCGCGCGGCTCAAGGAGTCCAGACGTCCAGCCCGAAGACCAGTGGCGCGGCAGACGCCTCCCTCTCTGCAGCCCCCCGGCCCTGGTTCCACCCCGGCGAGGGGCGTATGCGGGGGGCAGAGGCCCGCTAAGTCGCTAGAGACTAGGAAAAATTCTGGGTGCGCGCCCGGGTGCGCATCATCGGGTGCGCAGGTGCGCGCACCTCGGTCAGATCGGAACAGGGGCCCGGTGCGATGCGCCGGGCCTCACTTTTGGGGAGGTGCGCGGTGCAGATCGAGATGATGCCGACCGACCGGCTGGTGCCCTACATCCGCAATGCCCGGACGCATTCCGCCGATCAGGTAGCGCAGATCGCAGCCTCGATCGCCGAGTTCGGCTTCACCAACCCGATCCTGATCGGCGAGGACGAGGTGATCATCGCGGGGCATGGCCGGTTGCAGGCGGCGCGGTCCCTGGGACTGACGGAAGTGCCGGTGATCGTGCTGAACCATCTCTCCGATGCGCAGCGCCGCGCGCTGGTGATCGCCGACAACCGGATCGCGGAACATGCGGGCTGGGACGAGCAGTTGCTGGCGGCCGAGATCGCCGCGCTGCGCGATGAGGCCTTCGATCTCGAGGTGATCGGCTTTTCCGAGGACGAGCTTCACGATCTTCTGGACGGCCTGGACGATCCCACCGCCGACGGGATGGGCTTCGGGGGCGGCACGCAGGCGGGTGGTGCCGATCAGGACAAGGCACCGGCACCTGCCGCTGCGCCTTCCGCCACCCTGGCGGAGCGCTTCGGCATCCCACCCTTCTCGATCCTCGATGCCCGCAAGGGCTGGTGGCAGGATCGCAAGCGGGCGTGGATCGACCTCGGCATCCGCTCCGAACTGGGCCGCGGCGAGGGCGACCGGGCGTGTCCCGGCGGCAGCCCCATGCCAGGCAACGGCTCGCGCAAGGACTACAAGCCCGGCGCGGCGAAGGCCTTCCATGACGGCGCGGTGCTCGGCAGGGGTGGGCTGGCCGATCAGGTCGCGGCGGCGGCAACAGCGCGCCAGGTGGGAAAGGTGACGGCACATGGCTAAGGGACTGGCGCGGACCTTCGGGCAGGATCTGATGCGCGGCGAGCACGAAGTTGGCGGCGACAAGACCAACGGCGGCGTGCTGATGCCGTCGCATACCTCGGGCGATCCGAGCTTCTATGCCAGGAAACGGGCGAAGGAAGCCGAACTCGGTCGCGAGCTTTCCACCGAGGAATTCCTGGCCGACCACTACCAGCCCTCCGAGGCCCCGACAGCCTCGGGCACGTCGATCTTCGATCCAGTGCTGTGCGAGATCGCCTATCGCTGGTTCTGCCCGCCGGGCGGGACGGTATTGGACCCCTTCGCGGGCGGATCGGTGCGTGGCGTTGTCGCCTCGCGCCTCGGGTTGCCTTACGTCGGCGTCGAACTTCGCGGCGAACAGGTTGACGCGAACGAAGCCCAGGCGGCGCTGGGTGCGGGCCCCGCCCCGCGCTGGATCACCGGCGACAGCCGCGACATCGCGAAGCTGGCCCAGGGCGTGGAGGCCGACCTGGTCTTCTCCTGCCCGCCGTACTGGAATCTTGAGGTCTATTCGGACGATCCAGCGGACCTCTCGACCCTCGGCAAAAACGCCTTCTTCGCCGCCTATGCCGCCATCATCCGCGACACCGTGGACCGGCTGCGCGACGACCGCTTCGCCGTCTGGGTGATCGGCGACGTGCGCGATGCGGGCGGGTTCTTCGTCAACCTGCCGGGCCGGACCGTCGAGGCGTTCGAAGCTGCCGGGGCGCGGTTCTACAACGACGCAATCCTTGTCACCGCCGTAGGCTCCCTTCCGATACGCGTGGGCCGCCAGTTCACTGCCTCGCGCAAGCTCGGGCGGACCCATCAGAACGTGCTGGTCTTCTGCAAGGGCGATCCGAAACGCGCGACCGAGGCCTGCGGGCAGGTCGAGTTCGGCGAGATCGAAGAGGAAGCAGGCGAAGAGGAAGAAGCCGAATGACCGCGCCGATCCTTGAAGTGCATCGCGGCATCACCGTGGTCCGTGACGATCTCTTCCCAGGCGGGACCAAGGCCCGGTTCATTGGCAAGCTGTTCGACGGCGTGGCGGAGGCGGTCTATGCCAGCCCGCCGGAGGGCGGCGCGCAGACGGCACTGGCCACCGTCGCCAGGGCGCTGGGCAAGCGCGCCACGATCTTCGTGGCGCAACGCGCGATCCCGCATCCGCGAACGCTCGAGGCCGCGCGCCTTGGCGCAAAGGTCGTGCCGGTGGCACCCGGATATCTGACCGTGGTGCAGGCGCGGGTAAAAGCCTATTGCCGGGAGACGGGGGCCTACTTGATCCCGTTCGGCGCGGATTTCCCGGGCGCGGCGGAGGCGATCGCATCGTCGGCACTGATGACCGGCGCGGCCCCCGACGAAGTGTGGTGCGCCGCCGGATCGGGCGTGTTGGCGCGGGGTCTTGCACTGGCGTGGCCGAAGGCCCGGCGGCATGTCGTCCAGATCGGGCGGGAACTGTCGCCCCGCGACGTTGCAGGTGCCACGATCCACGTCCATCCCCGGAAGTTCGGCGAAAGGGCGATGACCGCTGCCCCGTTCCCGGCGGACCCGCATTACGACGCGAAGGCGTGGGAATTCTGTCTGGCCAAACGCGGTGGGGGCAACGTCCTCTTCTGGAACGTCGCCCCCTTGCCCCGGCCCTGAACTGCGGATCAGTCCGGACTCATCAATGCAGCATGTCGGCGAGGCCAAGGCGTTCAAAATCGGCCTTCATCGCCGGATCGTAGCCCGGGTCGATCCGGGCGGGTCCGTGGCCCGCCCGGATGTTCCACTCGTCAATCGCGCGGAGCTCGGCGGCGAATTCTTCCGGCGTCTCCGCTTCGTGCAGGGTCGTATCGCCCTCGCAATAGGTGAAGATCAGCAGCCGGGCCGGATTGGCCCATGTGCCGAAGTAGGAGGCATCCTGCGCGGTATCGACCTGCGCCCAGCCGTTCGCGTAGCTGCACAGGCCGAAGTCGTAGAGATAGCGATCGGCGGGGGCAAACTCGCGGGTGATCTTCATGCTGCGGCCCCGATCCGCGCCTCAAGCGCGATCACGCAGAGATCGCGGTAGCGCGCGAGGGCCTTGGGGCTCGACGAGACCGGGTTGATCGGGACCTCGCGCAGGCCTTCGATGTCGCCCCGCTCGGCAAGGGCGATCAGGCCCTCGAGCTTCCCGCGAAACCGGGCGTGGGTCGGCGCGGAAAAGTCCGGGGGCACCGGCAAGGTGCCGGTCTTGGCGGCTTCCATGGCGGCGGTCGCCTTGGTCCGGCGGCGTTGCGCGTCGGAGGTCAGGATGGGGGCGGTTTCCGGCGCGCCCGTCTGGCCGGCTTCGACCGGCACGGGGTCATCCGCCGTCTTGCCCTTGAGGGCGGCTTTCAGGATTGCCTCGGCCCCGCCGAAGGTTTCGAAGGTGAGCGCCCGGTCGAGGACCTTGGCGGCGGCGTCGGGATCGCCGAGGGCCTCGGCGAGGGTCTTGGTCAGGCGCTCGACGGTCTTCGTGATGGTCGCAAGGCGTCCGCGCGGTTGCCCGTCGATCAGGACGGTCAGCTTGGTGAGGTCGGAGGCGGAGAGATTGGTCATGGCTCGGGGTCCTTTCAGGCGTTCTTGATATGGGCGGAGCGGCCTTCGGCGGTCACCGCATAGACCATCGTCCTGCGGTCGCCGAACCCGACGGCGAAGGTCTCGGCCTCGGTCATCGTCGGGAAGGTCTCGCGCGTCCGCCCGGCAGGGCCGCGGCCCCGGCAGGCGACGAAATGGTCGGCATTGGCGAGGCAGAAGGCCTCGTGGCTGGTCAGTGCGCTGGTCTTCATGGTCCGGTCCTTTCAGGTGCTGCGGATGGTCAGACACTGGGGAGACGACCGCAAAGAGCAACTGCAACACGCTGGATTAGTTGGAGAAAAATACTGGAATGGGCATCTCGCGGCGGCAGTACGCGGCACATCGCGGCTGCGTCGAAAGCGCGGTCCGCAAAGCCATCGCGACCGGGCGGATCACGCCCGAACCCGACGGCTCCATCGACCCTGCGAAGGCCGACGCGCAGTGGGATCGCCAGACCGATCCGTCCCGACAGCGCGGCCCACACGCCAAGGAACTGGGGGCCCGCATGGCCGCGACGACGCGGGCCGCGACCAAGGCGGTGCCCACGGCGGCGATCCGCGCCGTTGCGGAAACGCTGCAGGAAGCGGGCGCGGAGCCGGAGCCCGGCGAGGCGGGAACCGGCGAAGTGTCGTTCCTCCGCGCGCGCATGGCGAACGAGGTCCTGAAGGCGCAGACGGCCAAAGTCCGCCTGCAGAAGATGAAGGGCGATCTGGTCGACCGGGCCCGCGCGACGGGCATGGTCTTCGATCTGGCCCGGCGCGAGCGGGATGCCTGGCTCGGCTGGCCGCCCCGGGTGGCGGCGAACATGGCGGCAGAACTCGGGGTGGAGGCGCATAGGATGGAACTGCTGCTCGACGCATATCTGCGCGCGCATCTGGCGGAAATGGCCGAGGTCCGGATTGAACTCCGCTGACGCTTTCGAGGGGGCCGAGGCGGTGCTGCGGGCCTGGAAGGCCGGGCTTGCCCCCGATCCGGCGCTGACGGTGTCAGAATGGGCCGACCGGCACCGCATCCTGTCCTCGCGCGGCGCCTCCGAGGCCGGGCCCTACCGCACGGCGCGCACGCCTTACATGCGGGCGATCATGGATGCGCTGTCACCGCGCCACCCGGCGTCCCGCGTGGTGTTCATGAAGGCGGCGCAGGTCGGCGCGACCGAGGCTGGCAACAACTGGATGGGTTTCTGCATCCACCGGGCGCCCGGGCCGATCCTGGCCGTCCAGCCGACGACCGATCTGGCAAAGCGCCTGTCGCAGCAGCGGATCGACCCGTTGATCGAGGAAAGCCCCGATCTGCGAGCGCTGGTGATGCCGAACCGGTCAAGGGACTCGGGCAACACGATCCTCGGCAAGCGCTTCCCCGGGGGCCAGCTGGTTCTGACCGGGGCGAATTCGGCGGTCGGGCTGCGATCGATGCCCGCACGCTGGGTCTTTCTTGATGAGGTCGATGCCTATCCGGGCGATGTCGATGGCGAGGGCGATCCCATCGCGCTGGCTGAGGCGCGCACGATCAGCTTCGGCCATCGCAGCAAGGTGTTTCTGGCCTCTACGCCCACGGTGAAGGGGCTGAGCCGGATCGAACGGGAGTGGGAATTGTCGGATCAGCAGCGCTACCACGTACCGTGCCCACACTGCGGGGCGCTGCAATGGCTTCGTTTTGAGCGCCTGCGCTGGGAGGCAGGCAAGCCCGAGACGGCGGCCTATCTCTGCGAGCATTGCGACGCGCCTATCGCCGAGCGGCACAAGACCGCGATGATGGACGAACGTGGCGGGGCGCAATGGCTGCCGACGGCCGAACCCGAGGTTGTGGCGGCCGCGCGGGCGGCAGGCACCGTCGGCTATCACATCTCCGGTCTCTATTCGCCGCTTGGGTGGTTGTCCTGGGAGGAGATCGCGCGCAGCTGGGAAGGGGCGCAGGGCAACGACGCCTCGATGAAGACGCTGAAGAACACGATCCTTGGGGAGACTTGGCAGGAACGTGGCGAGGCGCCGGACTGGCAGCGTCTCTATGAGCGGCGGGAGGTCTGGCAATTGGGTCAGGTGCAACCGGGCGCGCTGGTGCTGACCGCCGGGGCAGACGTGCAGCGCGACCGGATCGAGATCGACGTCTGGGGCTGGGGGCGCAATCTGCGGTCCTGGCTGATCGATCACGTTGTCCTGGAGGGCGACACGGCGCGGCCCGAGGTCTGGGCCGATCTCAGTGAGTTCCTCGGCGCGACCTGGGGCTGCGCCGGCGGCGGGCGGATGGGCCTGGCACGCCTTGCAATCGACACTGGCGACGGCGTGACGACGGATGCCGTCTATGCCTGGGTCCGCAAATCCGGACGCCAGCAGGTGATCGCGGTCAAGGGTGTGGGCGGGTTCGACCGGTCGATGCCGGTGGACGGGCCGACCTATGTCGAGGTGACGGAAGGTGGGCGCAAGCTGCGGCGGGGCGTCCAGTTATGGAAAGTCGCCGGGGCCGTGTTCAAGGCGGAATGGTATCGCTTCCTGCGCCTTTCCGCCCCGACCGAGGAGGAGTTGGCGGCGGGCAGCGACTGGCCGACAGGCTTCGTCCATATCCCGCGCGGCACCACCGCCGAATGGATGAAGCAGGCCACCGCCGAGCAGCTGGTCAGCAGCAAGACACGGGCGGGCTTCCAGCGGCTGGAATGGCAGCAGACGCGCGAGCGCAACGAGGCGTTGGATTGTAGGGTTTATGCCCGGGCCGCCGCCTGGCTGATGGGCATCGACCGCTGGGACGAACATCGGTGGCAGGGGCTGGAGAACCAGCTGGCCTCTGAGACCGGCCCCAAGGACGTGCCCCCGGCGGGGCAACCCAACCGGCCCGCGCCCCCGACGGCCCCGCAACGACCCGCCGCACCGTGGATGGGCAGCAGAAAGAAATGGTTCTGATATGGCCTGGACGCAAGCCGATCTCGATGCCCTCAAGGCAGCCTATGCCAGCGGGACGCTGCGGGTGCGCTTCTCGGACGGCAAGGAGGTGACCTATCCGACGGGGGACGATCTCTTGCGCCGCATCCGGATTGTCACGGCGGAATTGGCCGCGGGCGGTGCCGGGCAACCCGCGCCCGTCGGGCGCTTTGCGACGTTCCGGAGGGGATGATGGGCCGGAGCAAAAACGGGCCGGACGGCGTGCCGTGGGGAATGCTGGATGCGGGCCTCGCCTGGATTGCCCCCCGGCGAGCCGCGGCCCGCTATGCCGCCCGCGTGGCCATCGCCAATCTGCGGCGGGGCTATGAGGCGGGCGGCAAGACCCGGGTCACCGAAGGGTGGCGTGGCAGCAATGCCTCTGCGGATGCGGAAATCGCCGTCGCCGGGCCGGTTCTCCGCGACCGCTCGCGCGATCTGGTCCGCAACAACGCGCTCGCCGCCCAGGCGGTGCAGGTGCTGGTGAACAATATCGTGGGCCCGGGCATCCGGCCCCGCGCGGCGAGCGGCAACAAGGCGCTGAACAGGCGCGTGGATGCGCTGTGGCGGTCGTTCGCCGCCAACTGCGACTTCTATGGCCACACCGATTTCCACGGGCTCTTGAACCTCGCGGTGCGGGAAATGGTCGAGGCCGGGGATATCCTCGCGCTGAAGATCGCCACGCCAGGCGGCGGAAAAACGGTGCCGCTCAAGATACAACTGCGCGAGATCGACCACCTCGACACTGCCCGGGTGCAGGATATCGCGGGCGGCGGTTACACCGATCAAGGCATCGAGTTCGATGCAGGCGGGCGGCGCACCGCCTTCTGGATGTTCCCGCAGCATCCCGGCGGCACCACCCGCGCCATCCGTCGCCGCTTCGAATCCGAACGGATCGACGCGACCCGGGTGGCCCATCTCTTCGAACGCCAGCGGGTGCAAAGCCGGGGTGTCCCCTGGGGCGCGCCGGCGATGCTGGCGCTGCGCGATCTGGGCGACTGGCAGCAGGCGGAACTGGTGCGCAAGAAGACCGAGGCCTGCCTCGTCGGCATCGTCTTCGGCGATGACGAAACGCAGGCCTCGGTCGCGCCGGTCGTTCAGGACAGTCAAGGCAACAAGGTCGAGCAGTTCGAACCCGGGCTGATCGCCTATGCGCGCGGCGGCAAGGACATCAAGTTCAACCAGCCTGCCAGCACGGCGGGCGTCTATGAATGGAACCGGGTGCAGATGCACATCGTCGCCTCCGGCTTCCGGGTCCCCTATGCGCTGATGACCGGTGATCTGAGCCAGAACAACTTCTCGTCCAGCCGGGTCGGCCTCAACGAATTCCGCCGCATGGTCGAACAACTGCAATGGCAGACGGTCATCCCGATGTTCTGCGAGCCGATCTGGCGCTGGTTCATCGAGGCCGCCCAACTGGCGGGGCTTTTGCCGCTGGACGCCGTGATCCCCGCCGAATGGGCGCCGCCGCGGTTCGAGATGGTCAATCCGCTGCAGGACGTGCAGGCGGACCTCCTGGAAACCCGAGCCGGTTTTGCCTCACCACAGCAGATGATCGCCAAGCGCGGCTATGATCCGGCGGCGGTGATCGAGGAATGGGCGGCCCATGCCGAGGCGACCGACGCGCTGGGCCTGATCTTCGACAGCGATCCCCGCAAGGTCAGCAAGGGCGGGAATACCCAGCCGACCGAAACTGCCGATCCGGCAACCGGAACCAAACCGACGGAGTAACTCCCATGCCCCCCGACACCCTGCTCCTGCCCGTGATCGGGCGGGCCGCCTCCGTACGTCCGGAGTCCATCAACCCAGAGGCCCGAACGGTCGAGATCGTCTGGACCACCGGCGCGACCGTCCAGCGCCGCCGCTGGGAGGGCTGGGACGAGATCCGCGAATACGACGAGGAGCTGATCGTCACACCCCAGGCAGTGCGGCTGGAACGGATGAACGGCGGCGCGCCGTTCCTCGACTCGCATGACGGCTGGAGCCTGCGCTCGGTGTTGGGCGCGGTCGAGCCCGGATCGGTCCGGATCGAGGGCGGCCAAGGCATGGCCACCATCAGACTGACCTCGGCCCCCGATGCGGCCGACACCGTGCACCGCATCCTCGAAAAGACCGTCCGGCATGTCTCGGTCGGCTACCGGGTGCACCGCTACGAGATCACCAAGCGCGAGGGGCAGCGGGAACTCTGGCGCGCCGTCGACTGGGAGCCGATGGAGGTCTCCGCCGTCGCCATGCCCGCCGATCCGGGGGCGCATATCCGCGCCGCCGGGGCAGCGGTCCCCGACCTGACCCCCTGCATTCTCACCCGGCAGGAGCACCCTGCTGCTCTCACCCCTTCCCTGAAAGGAAACGCCATGACGGCTCCGACCACCACTGAAACCGACGCCACACGCGCCGCATCGACCCCTGTGGAAACTCGCAGCATCGAAGCTGCTCCGCCGTCCGCTGCACTCACCCCGCTGGCACCCGTTGCGCCTTCGTCGGAGGCGATCCGCGCCGAGGAGCGCCAGCGCGCGGCCGAGATCACCACGCTCTGTCAGCGGCATGGCCTCGGCCTCGATTTCGGCGCGGACCTGATCGCGCGGGGTGTGGCGCTGGACGCCGCCCGCTCGGCGATCCTCGACCGGCTGGTCGCGCAGAACCCGACCACGCGCGGCGCGGAGATCACCCCGGCGCGTGTCGGTGGGCCCTCGTCCACCGACCTTGGCTTCCGCGATGCGGTGACCGAAGCGCTGCTGCACCGCCACGAACCGGGCCAAACTCCGCTGTCCACAGATGCCCGCGAGTTCCGGGGCCTCACCCTGATGGAGATGGCGCGGATCGCGGTCGAGCGCCGGGGGGTCAACACCCGCGGCATGTCGAAGATGGAACTGGCGACAGAGGCGCTGATGGGCCGGGCCTCGGTCGGCTATCATGCCACCGCCGACTTCCCGTTCCTGCTGGCCAACGTCGCAAATAAGACCCTGCGCTCGGCCTACGAGTCCACACAGCGCACCTTCACCGCCTGGGCGCGCCAGGCGACGATCACCGACTTCAAGCAGGTGCAGCGCACCCAGCTTGGCGGCGCACCCGACCTGCAGCGCGTGCCGGAAAGCGGGGAATTCACCTACGGCACCATTGGCGAAGGGCGCGAGGTCTATTCGCTGCTGACCTATGGCCGGATCGTCGGCATCACCCGCCAGACGCTGATCAACGACGATCTCGATGCCTTCACCCGCGTGCCTTCGGCCTTCGGGGCCTCTGCGGCTGATCTCGAAAGCGATCTGGTCTATTCGATCCTGACCACCAACCCGCTGATGGGCGACGGACTGGCCCTCTTCGTCGCCGGTCACGGCAACCTCGGCACGGCGGCCGCCATCACCGAGACGTCCCTTGCCGAAGCCTACCGGCTCTTCGGCAACCAGCGGGGTCTGGAAGGGCGGCAGATCTCGATCCAGCCGCGCTACATCCTCACGCCGCCCGGCACCCGGTCGGTGGAGGCGCGCAAGAACGTGACCGCCACGACGCCGATGGCCGTCGCGGGCGTCAACGCTTTCGCCGGGCGGCTGGAACCCATCGAGGAGCCCCGCCTGATCCCGGCGGCGGGTGCCGACCCGTGGTTCCTCGTCGCCGATCCCTCGCGGATCGACACGGTGGAATACGGATATCTCGAAGGCAATACCGGCCCCTACACCGAAACCCGGACCGGCTTCGAAGTGGACGGCATCGAAATCAAGGCCCGGCACGACTTCGCCACCAAGGCGATCGACTGGCGCGGGATGCTCCGCAACGCAGGCATCTGACGCCTGATCCCGGCGCGGCAGCCGATGCCGCGCCACCCCCTCCCCCTTACACAAGGAGCCACGACATGGCGAAGAACTACATTATGGAAGGCGATACGATCAACATCATCGCCGGTGCGGCGCTCGCCTCCGGCGCCGGCGTGCAACTAGGCCGCATCTTCGGTGTGGCTGCGAACGATATCGCCGCCGGTGCCGAGGGCCCGATCAATCTGACCGGGGTCTATGATCTGCCGAAGACCGCCGCGCAGGCTTGGACGGCGGGCGCGCTGATCTACTGGACCGGCACGGCCTGCACCAACGTCGCCGCGACCAACATCCTGATCGGGATCGCGACCCGGGCGCAGCTGGCGGCGGATACTGTGGGCCGGGTCCGCCTGAACGGTGCAGGCATTACCCCGTGACGGCGTTCGCAATCGCCGCGACCGCGATGTTCCGCGACCCGAACATCGCGGTGGATGCGCTCTACCGCCCGGGCGGCATCGGCGTGGGTGTCCCCGTCCGGGTCATCCGGTCAGCCCCGGACAGCCTCGCCCAGTTCGGCGAGGGCCGGTTCGTCACCGACACCTTCGGCCTGGACGTCGCGATCGCAGAAGCCCCGGACCTTGCCGAGGGCGACACCTTCGAGATCGAGGGCACACTACATACTATACTTGGCGCGCCTATCCGTGATGCCGACCGGCTGGTCTGGTCGGCGGAGGCGCGGGCGCTGTGAGGCTCTCCGTTCGCGCCGAAGGCGACTTTGTCGAGATCACCGGCAGCAGTATCGCCGAGGGCAAATCCGCCGTCACGCGCGGCGTGGCGGCGGCAGGCGCGGGGTTGCAGGCCGATTGGCGGGCGCAGATCGCGGCGGCGGGACTTGGCCCCAAACTGGCCCGCACGATCCGGCGCAAGGTCTATCCGCAGTCCGGCACCTCGCTGCGCGCGGCGGCGCTGGTCTGGAGCAAGGCGAGCGAGATCGTCGATGCCTTCGACCGGGGCGCGCTGATCCGCTCCGCCGACGGCTTCTGGCTGGCGATCCCGCTGGCGGCGGCCGGGGCCAGGGGAGCGGGCGGCAAGCGCATCACCCCGGGCGGCTGGGAACAGCGGACCGGGCGGCGGCTCCGCTTCGTCTATCGGCGTGGGCGTCCCAGCCTGCTGGTCGCGGACGATGCGCGGCTGAACAGCCGCGGCCTTGCCGCATCAAAAGGCGGGCGGCGGCGGCGCGACGGCACCCTCACCGGCGCGCAGACCGTCCCGGTGTTCCTGCTGGTGCCACAGGTGAAACTCGCGAAACGCCTCGATCTCGGCAAAGCGGCCACCGCCTGGCAGAACCGCCTGCCGGGGCTGATCCTCGCCAACTGGCCGGAAGGAACCCGCCGATGAGTAACCGTGAGACGATCCTTGAGTCCTTGCGGCTGGTCCTCGCCAGCATCCCCGGCGCGCGGCTGCTGCGGAACGAACCGCTGCCCGGCCGCATCCCGGCGGGCGGGACGGTGATCCTGCGCGACGGCGATCCGGGGCAACCCGAGGTTACCCTGTCGCCGCTGCGCTATCACTATGAACACAGGGCCGGGATCGACGTGCTGATCCAGAAGGCCTCGGGGCGCGACGCCGCCTTCGATGCGCTTTGCGCTGCCATCGGGGCCCGGATCGCCGCTGACCGGACGCTGGGCGGGCTTTGCGACTGGTGCGAGGCCGAGGCCCCGGAACCCGTGGAGATCACAGCCGAGGGCGGCGAGCCGATCAAGGCCGCCACGGTCGCGGTGATCCTGACCTATTCGACCGCCAATCCGCTCTGATCCACACAGTATACATATAGAGATACATATAGAGGAGTCCGATAATGGCACGCGCACAGGGCGCGCGGGCGCAGATGGCGCTCGCCTTCGAGACAGTCTACGGCACGGCGCCGGCGACGGGATACCGCTTTGTCCCCTTCGCCTCGACCACGCTCGGCAGCGAGCAGCCGCTGCTGGCCTCGGAACTTCTGGGCTACGGTCGCGATCCGCAGGCCCCCTTGCGCGATGCCTTCACCGCCGATGGCGATGTGGTGATCCCGATCGATGTGGAGAACCTCGGCCTCTGGCTGAAGGGTGCCTTCGGGTCGCCGGTCACCACCGGCACGGTGCCGAAGGTCCACACCTTCCAGTCCGGCGGTTGGACCCTGCCGAGCCTCGCCATCGAGACCCAGATGCCGGAGGTGCCGCGTTTCGCGATGTATTCCGGTTGCGTGGTCGATGGCCTCTCCTGGGAGATGCGCCGGTCGGGATTGCTGACCGCCACGGCAACGCTGGTCGCGCAGAACGAGGTGGTGGCGGGGGCCACGGCGGCGGGCGCGCCCACTTCCCTGTCGCTGGCGCGCTTTGGCCATTTCAACGGCTCGATCCAGCGCAACGGGACGCCCATCGGCAACATCCTCTCCGCCCGGATTGCCTATGCCAACAACCTCGACCGGATCGACAGCATCCGCGCCGATGGCCGGATCGAAGGCGCGGACCCCTCCATCGCCTCCCTGACCGGAACACTGGAAGCCCGGTTCGATGACCTCACGCTCTACAACCAGGCCATCGCGGGCACGCCCTGCGAGTTGATCTTCGCCTATACCCAGGGCGCCAACGCCGCCTTCAGCTTCACCGCGCATGCCGTCTATCTGCCCCGCCCCCGGATCGCCATCGAAGGCCCCGGCGGCATTCAGGCGACTTTCGACTGGCAGGGGGCCCGCGCCGTCAGCCCCGCCCGCATGTGCACCGCCGTCCTCACCAACACCGTCGCGAGTTACTGACCATGATCAGCCTGACCCTGTCCCGCGAGCCCGAGTGGCTCGACCTCACCCATGGCGTTACCGTTTTGATCCGCCCGCTGACGGCGGCGATCTTCTCGGCCGCGCGCGCCGATCTTGAGGCCGGCGACCTGGTCGATGCCGAGGCGCAGGAGATTGCCGCCGCGCTCGTCAAGGCCATCGCACGGCGAACCATCCTGTCCTGGGAGGGGGTCGGCGATGCAGACGGAATTCCGGTCGAACCGGAGGGTGCAACCATCGACGCGCTCTTCGACCTCTGGCCGATCTACGAGGCCTTCAATGAACGCTTCATCGCCCGCTGGCTTCTGCTCGGTGGCGAGGGAAACGGCTCTGCGCCCTTGCCGACTGGCACTTCGGCGGGGGCGCCAGATATTGCGCGGCCTGCGCCCGGCGCTGCGCCGACTGCCCCGCCCGGCTGAACCAGCCGCAGACGCCCGAGGGCTGGCAGGTCTGGGACCTTGTGCAGCGCCTCGGCGGTCAGATGCGGGTGATCCCGGGGGCCGTGGTCGGGATCGACATGGGTGCCGCATTTGAACTCGCCCGCGCGCTGGGCGTGGAGGCGCGCCTCGTGGCCGAATGGCTGCCCGGCATCGAGGCCGTGATGGTGCGGCGGATGAATGAACAGGCCCGAGGGCAAGCGGACAGGGGAGGACGGATCGATGGCTGAACGGAAAGTGTCCGTCCGCCTTGGCGTTGTCGGCGGCAGGCAAGTCGAAGACCAGTTGCGCCGGATCGGCACCACGGGAAGCGACGCCTTCCGCAAGGTCGGCCGCGATGGCGCGCAGGCCTTCAGCCAGATCGAACGCGCCAGCGGCTCCGGCCGTGCCGCGATCGCGAACACCGCCTTCCAGATTCAGGACCTCGCCGTGCAGATCGCGGGCGGCACCAGCGCCAGCCGGGCGCTCGCCCAGCAACTGCCGCAGTTGCTCGGCGGGCTGGGGCTCATGGGAGCCGTGGCCGGTGCGGCGGCGGCGATCTTCATCCCTTTCGCGGCCTCCCTCTTCGACACGGCGGACGCAACCGCCGCGGTCGTCGAAGAGATGCTCGGCGCGGGCGGGTCGATTGGCGCGGTGGAAAGCGCGGTGTCAGCCCTTGAGGCGACGCAGCGCGCCTATAACGCGGCGATTTCCCAGACCGGCGGGGCCTCGTCTTCGGCGGCAGCACTGGTGATCGCGAACTCAGCGGCGGAATTCGAGGCGCGCAAGCAGATCCTCGCGGTCGAGTTGGAACTCCTGCGCATCCGGCGGCAGGAGAAGGCGTCCGATGCCGCCAATCTGCAGGCCGGGATCGACCGCGAGTTCGACGCCTTTCAGATTCGGCGCGTCGAGATTGCCGACAAGTTCGACCGCAGCCGTGAATTCCCGATCCAGGACGTCCCCGGCTACGCCCGCGGCAACGACGTCGGCATGGCGACCGAGTTTTCCGAGGCGATCAAGCTGGATCGGCTGGCCCTGCAGAAGCTCAACGCCGAGAGCGCCTTGATCGACCTCGCCATCACGACTGCCGATGGGTTGATGACCACGAAGTTCGAGCAGGTCGCCGCCGGGGCAGAGGCCGTCGTGCCCGCCGCCGGCCGCGCGGGCAGGGCCGTCCGTCAAGCCGGGCAGGACGCAGGCCAGGGCGGCGAAGCGGCCACAGCGGGCTGGGCCCTCGCCGTCGAGGCCCTCGATCAGTACGCGGCCAGCGCGCGCGAC